TAAGATTCAAGGCACTGCTAAGTTCGAAACTTTGATGAATGAAAATGCCGCTCTCAAGAAATTCTTGTTTAATTATATCAGTGAAAATCTATTAAATTTTAGCAATGGAATTTCTGACTCTGAATAACAAAAAGAAACGCTGCAAAAACTTAAAAAAGTATCTCATAGATTGGGACGCTGTAAGTCGAAGCAAGTTGCAAAAAAGAGTAAAAGACTTCGTACATAAATATTGGTCGAACAATATAGTATTTGAAGAGTTTCCAATCGTTGGCACTCGCCTAACCTTGGACTTTTATAACGCAAACAAGAAAGTTGCAATAGAGGTTCAAGGTAGGCAGCATCAAAAATACATTGAATTCTTTCATGCAGATAGGATTAATTTCTTGCATCAACTAAAAAGAGATCGTAAAAAAGAACTTTTCTGTGAAAAAAACGGTATTATTCTTGTAACGATTTTTGAAAACGAAGAAATAAACACTTCTTTGTTTGAATCTCAAGGTGTAATATTATAATAATAAATGAAAAGAGAACAGAACTCAGAAAATTTTAAAAATTTTAAAATACCTGAGAATTATTTTAATAAACTTTTTGAGTTCACTGGATCGGATGATTCGTCCAGAGGTTTTATCGTGGCTTACGTTGATCAAGATGGTTGTCCAGTTATATATACTAAAGTAGCCAGTTCTATAGTCGAAATGGGCTTGAGGAAAGCTTTAGAAAAATATTTAATCGAAGCGGAAAACAGCGAAGAAAGTGTTGACATGAGCAACGAGTAAGTGTATCCTCCTGTAGGATGATTTATTCTTACGAATTAGAAACACAATTGCTCGCTGGATTGCTTAAATATCCAGAAAAGTATTTAGAAATTTCGGCCTTCATTTCAGAAAAAGACTTTTGGAATGAAGGTTCTAAAATCAATCGCACCCTTTTTAAGGTTTTAAAACAGGCAGTAGAAAATGGAGAAACGATAGATGATATCGTGTTGACTCAACGAGTCAAAAGTCTTGGCATTTCATTCGAAGACAACATAGATCCATTAGATTTCATTCAATCTCTCTCTCTTAGAAAGATTTCTAAAGAAACAGTTCTTTCAACTGCAAAAGAACTTAAGAAATTCACTATGAGAAGAGAGATTTATTCTTGTTGCTCAGATATCGGCAAGAAGATGAGATCAATGCCATCTTCCACTGATTACGCAGGAATCATTCAAACTGCTGATGAAATATATAATGGTCAAATTAATCTCTACGAGACTGGCGTAGATAAGCCAATAAATATTTATGAAAAGATGGAAGACCTCATTGAAGAGAGAGGCAACAATCCAATCGATCAATTTGGCTATGAAGGTCCGCATCCCAAACTTCAAGGAATGTATGGATCTCTTCTCAGACCGGGAAATATCACTGTCGTTGTGGCCCGTTCTGGTGTTGGTAAGACTCAATTTTGTTTAGATTTTACCACTAAGGCTTGCGCTCGCTATAACCTTCCTCTTCTTCATTTTGATAACGGAGAAATGAGCGAAGAAGAACTTATCAGCCGCCAATGTGCCGCACTTAGCGGAGTTCCTCTTTATTTGATTGAGAGCGGAAACTGGCGTAAAGCTGGAGAATCTATTGTTGAAAAGGTTCGCTCCGTTTGGGAAAAAGTAAGAAAGCAAAAACTTTTTTACTATAATGTCGGCGGAATGAACGTAGATGCTCAGATCAATCTTCTTAAGCGATTTTATTATTCTGAAGTAGGTCGAGGGAATCCTCTTATTTTTAATTTTGATTACATCAAGACCACTTATGAAAATTCTTCTAATAATAAAAGCGAACATCAAGTTGTTGGCGAACTAGTTGATAAGTATAAGAAATGTATTCAGCGCGAAATCATAAGTGACGCAGGTCCATGTATTTCAATGTTTACTTCAGTACAGTCTAATCGAACTGGTATTGTAAACAATCGCCAATCAGCTAACGTAGTGGATGATGAAAGTATCGTTTCTCTTTCAGATCGTATTACTCAGTTTTCATCTCATATGTTTATTCTTCGCAATAAAACAACAGATGAACTTCAGAATGAAAAAGGATTCGGCACTCATAAACTAATCAATGTAAAAGCAAGACATCTTGGAAGAGATGTTTTTAGTGCGATCAATCCAGTTAAAATGCCAGACGGTTCTTTGAAGAAGAATTTTGTAAATCTAGATTTTAATAACTTTGCAATTACAGAAAGAGGAGATCTTAGAGACATCGTTGATGGTCTAAGCGCAAACGCTTCGATTTCAAACGACTCCGATGATGACGTTCCAAATCTTACCGCCTGATATATGGACCAAGAAAAAATAGAAACTATTCTTAGTCAGCTAGGGTATAATCTTACTGATAGAGGCTCGTACTGGCAAACTAACGCAATCTACAGAGATGGCGATAATAGAACCGCATTGCAAATCTGGAAAGACACTGGAATTTGGCGAGATTTTGTAGCAAATACCGGATATATGCCATTTAAAAAGTTGTTGTCTTTGAGTGTAAAAGATAATGACTCTGAAATTGAACAGCTAATTAAAGATTTAGATAACAACGAAATTTCAGATTTCGAAAGAAAGCCAATTCAAAAAATGCAAGTCGATCAATTCTTCGATCACGACGAAATCAAAACTCTTTTACCACATTATAAGTTTTATAATAATAAGGGTATTTCCGATTCAACCTTAAAATTATACAATGCTGGATTTTCAATGTCTGGTAAAATGAATGGCAGATTTGTTTTTCCAATATACGATGAAAACAACCGAGTAATTGGCATGACTGGTCGCCATCTTCTTTGGAAATCTAGCAGTTCTTTTCCCAAATGGAAACATATTGGAAAGAAAGCTAACTGGATATACCCAATAAATTTAAAGTTCAACAACGAAGCAAAATTTCAAAATGCTGTTGAAAATTCAAAAGAGATAATTCTAATTGAAGGTATCGGCGATAGCTTGGCATTATCTGAACAAAATATTTATAACCACATGGTTATATTTGGTCTTGAAATCAGTTCAAAGCAAACATCCTATTTACTATCTCAAAATCTTAATAAGATAATTATTGCCACCAACAATGATAAAGATAAAACCTCCAACAGAGGATTAGAAGCTGCGATTAAGATTTATCTAAAACTAACAAGCATTTTTGACATTTCTAAACTTGAGATACGACTTCCATTGATGAAAGACTTCGGCGAGATGCTTGAGAATAACATTGAAATAGATAAGTGGATAAACAAGAAAAATAATAGAATTGCTCAAATTGAATATATCATTAACTATCTATATAATAACAAAGAAGAAAATTCGTTCAAGAAGGTTCAGCTTTTAAAGAATTATAAAGAGCAACTAAATGTTGAAAGAAACGCTATCTGCCAGCAAAATCAAGACGCTTAAAGCGTGTTCTTGGCAATATTGGTGCAAGTATCATCTTAAGCTCCCTGACAAGACAAACAGTGGAGCTTTGAAAGGTGATACCGTGCATATTATTCTTGAATGTCTTGGCGCACAACGTCATAAAGCTCATTATGATAAAATCATAAAGAACAAAAAAACATTTTCATCTAAAGCTATAAAGCGTTTAATATACAAGCATATTAAAAGAAAAAAGCTTAACGAAGAAGAAGACTTAGATGATATTTGCGAAATGGTTCTTAAAGGATTATTCTATGATTTTTTTGGAAATCAGCACGGTGAACCTACTGAAGTTATCTCTGAAAAAGATTTTGAACTGGTAGTGCAACAAGATGATATTAATTATAAGATCAAAGGTTTTATAGATAAACTTTTCATATATGAAAAAGCTGGTCTTGTATTGATTCGTGACTTCAAAACAAATAAAAAGAAATACGAAGGCAAAGAAATATCAGATAATCTTCAGGATTATATGTATACTTTAGCCATTCGTAAGCTTTATCCTCATATAAAAAATATCAAGATGGAGTTTATATTTCTTAAACAAGATCTTGAAGATGGTGCTGTCATGGAAATGCAGCCAAAAAGCAAGTTTGAATTGATTGGCTTTGAACATGAATTAACTGGATATCAAAAGTATGCCGATACTTTTTCTAAATCTACTGCTGTTTCAAATATGGCGGCGAATCAAGGAATGCCAAAAGACGGCAGCTTCTCTGGAAAATTATTGTGCGGTTTTGCTAAACAACCAAATCAAATGAAAAAAGATGGAACTCCTATGTGGTATTGTACATACAAGTTCCCTTTTAGATATTTTGCTTTGTACGATAAAAATAAAGCTCTTATCAAAACAGCTTTTGATAAAAAAGATTTAGTAAAAATTCAAAAGCCTGATCAAAAAATAATTGCTGAAAATTATGCTGGATGCCCTTGTTGGCAAGAAGCTCCACCACCAGAACCAGTTGCCAAAAAGAAAGATGTTGATCACTTCGATCTTGACAGCTTCTAAGCTTCTGTTACTCTACGGTAGAAATGTTACCGTTGTTTAAATCGCACTACAGTATAGGTAAATCTATACTTACGCTTGACGATCCAAAAAAAGTTACTGAAAATGGATCAGATAGCATATTCAAGATCGCTAAAGACAATTCTCTAAAAAAGATAATCTTGGTAGAAGATTCTCTTGTCGGATTCTTTGAGGCTTATAAAAGATCAAAAGAGTTAGGCATAGATTTAATTTTTGGCTTGCGACTTTCTGTTAGAAACTCTTCTCTTGAAGACGATGCAAATTCTCAACATAAAGTAATTATTTTTTCTAAAACATCTAATGGATGCAAGCTTCTGAATAAAATCTATTCAAAAGCTTTCTGTGACTTTTCTGGATTCCTAGATTCTCAATCTCTCAAAGATATTTGGAGCGATAATGATCTAAAACTATGTATTCCATTTTATGACTCATTCATTCATGTGAATAACTTTTTGTTTGCCAACTGCGTTCCTGATTTTTCTTTTGCTAAACCAACCATGTTCATTGAGAGAAATAACATTTCTTTTGATTATCTGTTAGAGGCAAAGGTGAAAGAGTTTGCTTCAAATAATCAGTTAGAAACTCTTCTAGTTAAAACCATATATTATAACCAGAGAAAAGACGCAAAAGCTTTTCAAACCTATAAAATTATCTGCAATCGATCCATTGGTAAGGATCGCAATATGCAAAAACCAGAGTTGAATCATTTTTGTAGTAATGAATTCTGCTTTGAATCATGGAAGGAAAATCAAAATGTTACGCTTTAATAAAGAACAAAAGTATATTTGTTTCGATTTTGAAACTTGTCATCTAAATCTTTTAGATTTAGAAAATAAACCTTGGCAGCTTAGTTATATTATTGCTGAAGGAACTAATATTATTCATCAATCAGATAATTATATTAAATGGAATCCTCTCAATATGTCTCAGGATGCCATTACGATAACTCATTTTAGTTACGATAGATACAATTATCTAGCAAAAGATCCAGAACCTATTTTAAATGAATTTGAAAAGTATCTATTTGATCCCAGTTATTTAATTGTCGGACAAAATCTACTTGGATTTGACGTTTATATTCATAATATATACAGAAAGCTTCTTGGTAAGAACAGTGATTTCTCTTTTACTAATAGAATTCTTGACACAAATTGCCTAGCTAAAGCAATAAAAAAGAATCTAAAATTCCAGAATAGAGATGAGTTGATTTACTGGCAATATAAACTAAACGACTTTAGAGAAAAAGGTTTGAAAACGAGCATCAAAGCTCAATTGAAGGAATACAAGATTGACTTCGATGAGAATATGCTTCACAATTCCATGTACGACGTTCAGATGAATTTCAAAATTTTTACCAAACAGCTATGGCAAGTGGAGATTTAAATTTTTATAATGATTTCGTTGCGTATAATGACGCAATGCTTCCCGGTGTTCGGTTGCCACAGATTAATATCGAAGACAAGTATTATACAAAACTTGGTATCGATGTTGGATCTGATAACTTTACTTTTCTAAAAGCGCTATGTTATAAAAATCTAACCACTGATTCTGCCGATTATGTTGATCGGTTAGAAATGGAACTATCGATTTTTAAAGAATTAGACTTCGTAGACTATGTGCTTCTCAATTGGGATATTCTTAATTTCTGTCATGAAAACAATATTCCAACTGGCCCCGGTCGTGGTAGTGCTGCTGGTTCTCTGGTGCTATTTCTTGTGGGAGTGACAAAGGTAGATCCGATTAAATATGGACTATTCTTTGAACGTTTCGTTAGTCGCTCGCGAGCCAAGAAGATTATCAAGGACGATATAACCTATCTTGATGGTTCACTTCTTCCTGACGTTGACAATGATATCAGTTATGATCGCCGATCAGAAGTCATTAAATACATTGAGAATAAACACGCCGGTAAAACCTCAAAGATTCTAACCCTTAACACTCTTTCCAGCAAACTATGCATCAAAGAATGCGGAAAGATTGTAGGTTCTTTTTCTGAGACTGAGGTTAATGAGGTCAGCGATCTTATTCCCAAACAATTCGGTCGAGTCTTTGACTTGGAAGAAGCTTATAAACAAGAAGACAGATTTCGTGTTTGGGCTAATAACAATAAAGATATTTATGAAGTAGCTTGCAAACTACAAGGTATAAATAAAAATACTGGCGTTCATCCATCTGGTATTGCTATTTCTTATTACAAGATTGAAGAAGTCTGCCCCGTTCAAAAGACATCTGATGGCGACTTGGTGAGTGGTTATGATATGAATTACGTCGCAGAACTGATGGTTAAGTTTGACGTTCTTGGTCTCAGAACTCTCACTGTAGTTAGCGAAGTCTGCAAGAGGCTTAATTTAGACATGACTAAAATTGATCTTGATGATCCTAACTTGTATCTAAATTTTAGCGATCTCAGGACTCCACAAGGTTTATTCCAGATTGAAGCTGAAACAAACTTTAAAGTCTGCCGTAAAGTTAGACCTAAGAATCTTGAACAGCTAAGTGCTGTAATCGCTATCGCGAGACCGGGAGCCTTGGACTTCGCCGATCAATACGCTACATACTCTGCTTCTGGAGTGTTCCAGCTAGTTCATGACTTCTTTAAAGAAGAGTTGTCTTATACTGGCGGTATTCCACTTTATCAAGAGCAGTTGATGAAAATGGCTGTGCGCTTGGGATTTACTCTTGATGAATCAGAACAGTTGCGTCGTATCGTTGGTAAAAAGAAAGTCAGTGAAATGCCAGCATGGCAAGGCAAAATCCGACAAAAGGTTACAGAACAAAATCTTGATCCTGCGATTGGCGACGTACTATGGAAAGTTGCTGAAGACTCTGCGAACTATTCATTCAACAAGTCTCACTCAATTTCTTATTCTATTCTGGCTGCATGGACCGCTTATCTTAAGTTCAATCATCCACAAGAATTCTTTCTAGCTCTTTTGAAGCTTTCTAAATTTGAGCCTGACTCTCATTTAGAAATTAATAAAATCTCTAAAGAGCTTGTTCAGTTTGATATCGAATTGCTGTCTCCAGATTTGGCTAAGTCTGATTTTGATTTTTCTATCGAAGGAAAGGATATTCGTTTCGGATTAAACTCTATTAAAGGCGTTTCTGAAAAATCTTTGGAAGCGTTAAGAAATTTTAGAGAAACAACTACTCCTACTAAGTTCGATATATTTATTACCGCCAAACAAGCTGGAATTAATATTGGACTATTTTCATCACTAATTCAGGCTGGTACTCTAACTTCTTATACCAATAAGAGATCGCGACTTGTACTAGAAGCTCAAGCTTTTAATCTATTGACTGATAAAGAAAAAAGATTCGCTTGCAATGTTGGTCCTAAATATGATTACGATGTTTTAACAATCATAAGCGAATGCGCTATCAAGGCTAATCTACTAGACGAAAAGGGTAAACCTTTCATGGGGGGCAAGCGCAAGGAAACATTCAAGAAGAAGTATCAAGAATATAAAAAGATATATGATCAAAACAAGAATCATGAAAAATTTGCTAACTGGATTTTTGAATACAAACTTCTTGGATATACACCTTCGACAAGGCTGAAGAATATTTTAGATCAAAGCGAAAGCGGTTTCACTGATACGCTAGAATTCTATTCCACATTCAAAGATGAAACTGTTAAAGTAGTCGGCGTTATTGAAGACGTTTATAAAGGTAAGACTAAGAAATCTAATTCTACATTCTATCGTTTTCAACTTAAGGATGAAGTTGGTAGTATTAGTTGTATGTTCTTAGATGGCGGCAAGAATGCTAGACTAACCGAATACATTGAAGCTGGTTTAAAGATACCTGAAAAGGAAAACATTGTTATCTTTGTAGGAAAGAAGGGCGACGATGTTTTATGGGTTGACAAGATCGGAATTATGGATAATCATATATACATGAAGCTATCTGACATCGAATGAAAAACTTTAATTTTACTCCACGCGCACAGAAGCTAATTAAATTATCCTGTACACTAGCCGAGAATAGAAATAGCTCGTCTATCAATTGTTTGCATTTCTTATTAGCGTTCACAAAGATTAATCAAGATCAAATAGAGAAAAACTTTTTTAAGTATGGAGTAGATAAAAATGCTCTTCAAAAAGAAATAAACTCTTTTATAGATTCTCACTATAAGCAAACAACAAAGAAGTCTGGCAAACCTATTTTAGACGAAGACGCAAAAGATCTATTGAATGGCGCAAAGTCTTTATCTAATAAGTTTGATCATAAATTTGTAGGCATTGAGCATATTTTTATTTGTTTGTTTGAAACAAAAGATGAACTTTTTAAAAAGTTTATTAATTCAATAGACGTTCCTTTCAATAAAATATGTGCGGATATAGAAGAAACTCTTTTAGAGGATGATCTTATGAGAATTGAAGAAGAAAGCAGAATCCAAGAGATGCCTGTTCCTATTCTTCCTGCTCATAAAAATCTTCAGCAATATTCTATATGTTTGAATGAAATGGTGTTGTCTGGAAAGATTAATAATCTTCATATAAATACCAATCTCATACAAAAAATATCAGAGATTCTTTGCCGCAAGAATAAGAATAATCCTCTTGTTGTCGGAGAAGCGGGAGTCGGAAAGACGGCTCTTATTGAATCTTTGGCTCAAGTTATCGTTAAAGGCGAGTGTTCTGACTTTCTTTTAATGAAAAGAATTTACGCTCTTGACATTACAATGATTGTCGGCGGCTGCAAATACCGTGGAGAATTTGAAGAAAAGATTAAGAACATATTAAAGGAAGTAACAACAGATCCTAATATTATTTTATTTATTGATGAGATTCATACGATCATTGGTGCTGGAAATCCAGAAAATGGTATGGATGTTGCCAATATTTTAAAACCTTATCTTGCAAGAGGTGATATCAGTTGCATAGGAGCGACTACTTTCGATGAATATAGAAAAACTATTGCTGATGATCCAGCATTGTCTCGTAGATTTCAAATCATCAAGATAGAAGAACCAAATAAAGAAGAAACATTTGATCTCATAAAGTCTACAAAGCACTCTTACGAAAATTTTCATATCGTTACTTATTCTGACGTTATCGTTAAATATGCGATAGATATGGCAGACAAGTATCTAAGCGGTCGTTTTCCAGATAAAGTATTTGATCTATTGGATCAAACAGGATCTAAAATTAAACTAGGTATGTTTAAAAAGACTCCTGATATGCAAAAAATTGAAGCTCAAATTAAGAAAGTAAATGAGAATCGCAATATTACCGATGCAAGAAAGCAGAAACTCTTGATGGATCTTTTGTGTAAATTTGAAAAAGCTACTATAAAGATGATTGAAAAGTGGCGAAATAAAAAGTATGAAGTTGCAGAATCAGATATACTTTCTGTTATTTCTAGCAAGACAAATATACCTATCGAAGACCTCACAAAAGAAGACTTCGAAAAACTAAAACATACTAAATTAGTTTTAGAAAATGAATTGATCGGCCAATCTAATCAAGTCGATCAAATATATAAATGTTTATTGCGTTCCAAAGCTGGGTTTCGTGATATCAAAAAGCCTTTTGCTTCAATGATGTTCGCTGGCCCAACCGGAGTTGGAAAAACTTTTTGTACCAAGTTGATTGCGAACGCTATGTACTCAAATAAGAACAGTTTTATTTATATAGATATGTCTGAATATGCCGACAAGACTTCTATTAATAAATTAATAGGCTCTAGTCCCGGTTATGTTGGATATGATAAAGGCGGAATACTAACCGAAAAAGTTAAGAAGAATGCTCATAGCATTATATTGTTTGACGAGATACAAAAAGCAGATCCAGATGTTTTATTCTCTTTGCTACAAATATTAGAAGAAGGAAAGCTAACCGATACTTTTGGAAGCATCGTTGATTTTTCTAATTGCATTATAATTATGACCACTAATATTGGCGCACAAGCAATGACAACACAAACGATTGGTTTTAACGCTAAAAATAATAATGTTCAATCAGATGTTTTGTCAGCATTGAAGAGTTATTTTCCTGCTGATCTATTAAATAGAATTGATGAAATTGTTGTTTTCAATAGCTTGAATGATACTCATTTAAAATCAATTATAAAGAAACAATTGGATAAGCTTATTGAAGATCTAGTTCCTAGAAATATTGCTTTATCTTATAACGATAACGTGGTAGAATTTCTTTACAGTCGCATCCAACTTAATAATTTTGGAGCTAGACAAGTCGATAAGACTTTGCAAAGAGAAATTCAAACTCTCATTGCAGAAAAAATTATAAATAGCGATAAAACTCTAAAGCTAGAAATTTGTATCCAAAATAACAATATTTGTGTAATATAAATATATGAATCAGTTACCAGCTTTCTGCACTATTAATACGGCCACATCAATTACTTGTCCAACTGGATCTAGTATTTATGTAGTTGCCGCAACCGCTGGCTTTACAGCTATGGGTCAAGCCATTACCATCTCTGCTCCAATTAGTTTTCCTGCGCCATTTAAAGTTACCACAGATATAACCTTGGCTACAGCTAAAACTATCTTCTATTACATAGCTTAATTTACTAGAAATACCGCAGGATATCACTAATATCTTGCGGTATATGAATTTACAGATTTACAAGCCCAACTCCAAGAATGCGGGTTGTGCAATTAGTTTCCAAATTTCACAAAAGGAGGGTCAAGATCCTCAGTTTTATGTGAACATGATCGCCCAACATTCTTGGAACGATCAGAAGAAGACTGGTTCTTTTTCAGAGAGTCGAAATGATCCATCTAAGAATGCCTCATTGAAGTTCAATGAGTTTGAATTGGGTGAGATTATTAACGCAATTCAACAGAAGGTTGGTTACTTCACCTTCCATAACAGCGAAGCGAATAAGACCTCAATCAAGTTCGCTCCTTTTGAAAAGACCAAGGGCCAAGGAGATAACGCAGTAAAGTATACTGCATTTGGCCTTTCTATTACTCGCAATGGCTCTGACAACTTCAAGATTCCACTTGAGCCGGGAGAATGCATTCGTTTGGTTTCTTTTATCAACAAGTATTATTCTATTCTTGATGATGCTCGTAAGCTAACCAAGGAATCTGCTCCTAAGACTGCTAAACAGAATTCAGCACCTCCAGCCCCAAAGGCTCCAGCCCCAGAACCTCAGATGGCGACTGATGAAGTGGAGTTCTAATGCAAAAGAAAAAGATTCTGATTCATAGCAATCATTGCAAAATGTTTACCGGATTCGGTAAGCATAAAAAGAATTTGCTGTCTTATTTGTATAAGACAGGCAAGTACGAATTGATCGAACTAAGTAATTCTTTGACTTGGAGCAGCGATGCAACCAAGCTGACCCCTTGGAAGTGTGTCGGATCATTGCCCGATGATCAAGAATTAATTAGAGAGATACAAAAAGATCCAAAGCGTTCTCAAATGCTTGCTTATGGATCAGAATCTATTGACAAAGCTATTGATGAATTCAAGCCAGATATTTATTTAGGTATTGAAGACATTTGGGGTTTTAATGGTTATTTCGAAAAGCCTTGGTGGAACAAGGTTAATTGTATTATCCATACAACCTTAGACAGTTTGCCAATATTGCCTGACGCAGTTGTTGCAGCGTCCAAGATTAAACATTATTTCGTGTGGGCTTCATTTGCTGAAAAAGCTTTGCATGAACTTGGACATAATCATGTTAAGACCGTCAGAGGTAGTTTAGATGTAGATAATTTTTATAAACTACCAAGCGATCAAGTTCAAAAGATAAGAAAAGTTTTTAATCTTGATGATTCTTTTATCATTGGTTTCGTATTTAGAAATCAACTTCGTAAAAGCGTTCCTAATTTATTAGACGGTTTTAAGTTATTTTGCGCCAATAACCCTTCAGTTAAAGCAAAACTTCTTTTGCATACGCATTGGGCTGAAGGTTGGGATATTTCTCGACTCTTAAAAGAGAAAAATATAGAAAGCGAAAAAGTTCTAACTACTTATTTCTGTAAGAATTGTCATAATTATCATATTAATAGTTTCGTTGGTAATGGAATTAACTGTCCTTTTTGTAAAGCTGTTAAAACTTGCGAAACAACAAATATTAAAAATGGCGTAAATGAACAACAGTTAAATCAAATTTATAATTTAATGGATGTTTATTGCCATCCATTTACTTCTGGTGGACAGGAAATTCCTGTGCAAGAAGCAAAACTGACTGAACTAATTACTCTCGTAACTAATTATAGTTGTGGAGAAGATTGTTGTTCACCTGAAAGCGGCGGATTACCTTTAGAATGGGCTGAGTATAGAGAACCGGGTACTCAATTCATTAAAGCTTCAACTCTTCCCAAGAGCATTGCAGAACAACTACAAAAGGTATACGATATGCCTTTGCAAGATAGAATTCTTATTGGCAAGAAAGCAAGGAACTTTGTATTAGAAAACTTTAGCATAGAAATTATTGGAAAGTATTTCGAAAATCTATTCGATTCGTTTCCTTATGTAGATTATTCTCAAATCGAACTCACAGAAAGAGAAAGAAATATTAATTTTGTTCCAGATGAATCGCTACCAGATAAAGAATGGATTGAGAGTTTATATTCTAATATTCTAGCAAAAATAGATCCTGCTGGTGTGGAGCATTGGATACAAAGATTAAAGACTGACCTCAAACGATCTGACGTATTAGCTTATTTTATAAAAGTCGCCACAGTGGAAAACAATACTATAACACAGGAAAAGATGGTTAATTCTTTATCAAAGGAAGATGATGGCAAGCGCATTGCTTTCGTCATGCCTGAAAATGAAGAAGATGTTATTATTAGTTCGGCATTGCTTCCTTCCATCAAGCAAGAATATCCAGACCATAACATATACTATTTTACAAAGCCTCAATACTTTGATCTCATTTCTTCCAATAAATTTGTACATAAAATCTTGAACTACTGCGACAAGATGGACGATCCGTATTTCTTTGAAGGCCGAGGTAACCAAAAGAAATATTTTGAGTTTGCTTATATTCCTTATTTAGAGACTCGTAAATATTTAAATTTCACGAAGAATAATAAAGACAAGATTCAATTTGACGTATATGAACATATCTGAAAAATACGCTTTGGAATGCGGAGTAAAAATTAATAAGCCAGATATTGATTTGGCATATCTTCCGTTGTGTGAAGAAAATATAATTGTTTTCGATACTCGTTGTAAGTATAGTGATGGTAAATATGATTATTTTTCAGACATTGTATCTTTAATAACCCCATTCTTAAAAGAAAATAATATTGAAATATTTCAATTGGCAGATGATGAAGACGCAAAACTTGCTTCTAAAAGATGTTTTATAAAGATAAATAAAAAGCAAGAAGCTTATATTATCTCTAAATCTAAATTGCTAATTGCTAATCAAAATTATTCTCTATACTTTGCTTCTATTCTTGGTGTTCCTAGCGTTGGCTTATATTCTATTTTTGAATCCTCCTCTGTGTGTCCTGTCTGGAATAGAAATATTCAAACTAATATTGATTCTTCAAGAGATGGCAATTTACCAAGTTATGGACACTTGAATGAGTCGCCCAAAACAATTAATTTTATTAGCCCATATATTGTTGCGAAAAATATCTTAGATAAGTTGAATATTCAAAATGATTTAGATCGATTTGAGTTAATTCATTTGGGTAGAGAATTTAATCGCAAAGTAGTAGAAATTGTCCCCAACTACACAACTGATGAAAAATTTTTGCAAGATCAATTTATTAATTTGAGACTAGATTATATTGATAATATGTCTATTGAAGCTTTAAATTTTTGGATTAAGAATCGAAAGATAAATATCATTACCGACAAAGACATTAATTTATCATTAATTTTACCGTTCAAACAAAATATAAAAAATATTACGGTAATGATCTCTGACCGTATTTCCGAAAACTTTTTAAAGAACTGTAAGCATCTTGGTTTATCTTTAAAAATATATTGCAATCAAATTGACAAGATCAACGAATTTAGATTTAAATATTTGAACTGGGATATTCATGAAGACAAACCCTCTTCCTTGTCTGAAGACGTTAAGAATAAAATTAATTCTACCAGTAAATTTACCAGTTCTAAAATTCTATTCTCTTCTGGAAAAATGTATTCATCCAGAGCTTCATTTTTAAGAAACTCGCCTCTTGACAAACTTGGAGAAACTGTTATTCTCTCGAAAGAATTCGAAGAAGAACAGGAGTATTTTAAAATTTACAATGAACGAGAAAAAGAATCCACATCTAGTTCCTCAATCCCGTAATGCTTGGGGTTTGATCGAAGGAATAGATTATAAAACAAATGAAGACGGATCAATCAATTGGCGAGCAATGGTTAAACCAGAGCATCTTTTCCCAAATAAAGGATGGTTTGAGCTACGCAAGCAGCAAGCTCCCACTTCGATTGAAGGTCTTAATGATAGCCAGCTTCTTATCAAGCTTGCTGGTATTAAAGAACTTGCCAAGCTGCGAGGATATACAAGCGTAAAGTACGATGTTATCAAGTGCGAACCATCTTACGTCACAATTAAGTGTGGAATAACTTGGGTTCCAAACTACGAATCAGAGCATGAAAGTTATTACGAAGATATCGCAAACGCTACAGTCAACAATACTTCGGATTTTGCTGTCAAATTTTTGGAAACGATTGCAGCAAATCGCGCATTCGTTAGGGCTGTAAGAAACTTTCTTGGCGTACATATCGTTGGTAGTGACGAAATTGATGCCTCAAAGAAAGGTACACCAGCTATTATCGAAGAAGACAACGAGTCTGCTCTTCCTTCTTCGCAAGGAATGCTAGAGAAGACTGCTAAGAATTCTAATATCAACTCTTTCGAGGATTTTCAAGATTATCTTCGCAACGCTTGGAAGATGGGTGTTTACAAGAATGCTGAAGCTAAAGTCTGGACTTCTTATAATGATATTCCAGCGAAAGAAGCTAGAATTTTGATGTCAATTCTAAAAGATAAGTGATAATTATGTATAGAGAAATTTTACAAATTAACGTAAAGAAGCTTTCAGAAAACGCAACTATTCCTACTCAAGGAACGACTTTTGCTGCTGGATATGATTTATATGCGGCAGAAGATGCGGTCGTGGTTTGCGGTACTCGTAAGTTAATCAAGACCAATATCTCAATGGAGATTACTCCCGGCTATTACGGAAGAATTGCTCCTCGTTCTGGTCTAGCTTATAAGAATGGCATCGATGTTTTGGCTGGAGTGATTGATTCTGATTATCGTGGAGATATTGGAGTTATTCTTTATAATACAGATAAGAATATCGACTTTACTGTTAAGAAGGGTGATAGAATCGCTCAGATTATTTTTGAAGCTTGTTATATTGCCACTTTAAATAACGTAGAAAATTTAGATAATACATTGAGACAAGCTGGTGGCTTTGGATCTACAGGAGTATGAACGATAAACATATTAAAAAGATTATAGACAAGCAATTTAAGATCGCTAACTTAGATCTTAAGTATGAAGATATTTGCGACAATCAAACTCCTAATTGGCATACAAAGTATACTTACAGTCCAGAAGACAACGAGAAGTGGAAGAACTGGACAATGAGATATATGCGGGAAAAGATGAAGCTTACGAAAGATAAAGCATTGATAGAAACTGCGTGGATAGATTTGAACTATGGTCTCAGAACTTCAAATCATTCTGTAAGGAAGTCTAACAAGAAGAAGTGAGGACTGATCTTAATTTATTAGATCTTTGTAAAGTCCTAGACACAGATTATTCTGATCATGGAGGAAAAATTCGTCGCCACAGCGATCCTGATTACAATTATAATGATTGTAGTTCTGGCTGTAAGCATTTTATTCCTTTATACAATCAGAAATATAGAGATGCAGACTTTGATTTCGGAGTCTGTACCAACAAAAGAAGTAAAAGATGCGGACTACTAACATTCGAACACCAAGCTGGTTACGGATGTTTTGAGATAGAAAAATTAAGGT